CCAAGTCTTGAGGCTCAAGGTGATCTGGAGCCTGACGCCACGGCACGACCGCGCATTGCGGGCCAAGCCGAAGTGGTCTCCAAGGCCGACGGCCGAGGAGGATCGGGCCAGCGGAGAGTCGTGCGACCTTGCCCCGGAGGTGGCCCGACGCGTGGCCGAACTGCGAAAGGGCATCGGTGGCCCGCAGATTCACGGGACGCACTGCCGACCCGAGGAGGGAACGGTGCCGTTCACGGTGCAAGTCGTGAGCGTTTGCAGCCTGCAAGAGAACAACCGCCGCTCGCACCGTGACACGTTCGACGAGGGGCATGGCTAGAACTGCAAGGCTCGCGGGACGGCCACCAAACTGCGGGGAAGGAGTCTCCGAAAATGGCTGTCGTTGCACCGTTGACGCCGCAGGAATTGGAAGCCCTCGTTGCCAAGTTCATTGGCAACGCCCGAGCGAAGGCGGTCGGCGGTCTGACCGTCTCCGAGTTCGGCTCGTTGATTGTCGAGCTGCTTCGGCTGGCCGTCACGGGTCTGGAGTCGATCCCGACCGAAAAGCCAGCCAAGAAGGCGTGGGCGCTTCAAGCCGTCGCGGTCCTGTTCGACAGCGTTGCCGACGCATGCATCCCAATGGCTGCGAAACCGCTGTGGTGGATCATCCGTCCGGCGGTGCGCTCGCTCGTTCTCTCGGCCTCTGACGGCGCACTGGAGCAGGTGCTGGCGATGGTCCGCGAGTCCCCAGCCGCATTCATCTACATGCCACCGGAGGCAGCGAAGTGATCGAGTTCCTGCCTTGGGTTCTTCTGGCTCTTGCGGCCTACGCGGCGCTGCGTAGGTCCGATCAGGCGGTGAAGCTGCCTTCGCTCTCTTCCGTGTCGGCGCTGCCGCCGCTCACGCAGGCATCGGCTCCTCCGTCGAGTGGGCCGCACCCTCTCACGCTCGTGGCGATCCTCGCTGCCGGTGCGATGGTCTCGTGGGCGATTGCCTCGCGCCCTGCTCCTGCTCCTCCCCCGGACAATCCGCCTGCCCCGGCACCGGCGGGTTGGCCGACGATCGACCTTCGCGGCGCGTTCGTCGGAGAACACGCTGCCGAGGACGCGCTGACCACGCAGTATCTGCTCAAGTGGCTTTCCCGTTGGATTGCCTACGATTCGACACTCCCTCAGCCACGGCTCAAGACTGCCGCCGCGTTTGATGAGTTGAGGCGAGTGGCCCGTGACGGTCGTATGGAGGGCGGGACGCTTGGGCAGCGACAGCCGCTCGCCAAGGAGCGAATCAAGGCTTTCCTCGACGCGGCGGTCGGGGACTCTGGCGGGCCGGTCGATCGCGCTGGAGCAGCCAAGTTCGTCCGTGCGTTTGACGACGTCTCCAAGGCAGCAGCCGTCGCGATCGGGAGGAACCCCGAGTGACGAAGCAGCAGCGCGTTTGGAGTTGGTCGGCTGTCGCGTTCGTGATCGCGGCTGCGATCCTGTCGGTCATTGTCGAGCGGGCCACGCACCGGGCCGTCGACACGATCGAGGCTCGTTTCGGCGAGGGGTACATCCCAGACCCCGAAGCGACTCGCACGTTTCTTGGCGAGCTTGAACACCCGACGTTCGCCTCTGCGGCCGAGGAGTCGCTGGCGAAGGTGGAGTACCGAGACGTCTCCCTGCACCGCGCCATCGACAAGGCGTGGCGGTCGGTCTACGGAATCCCCTTTGAGGCACTAGACCAAGGTGGTGCTGGTACGTGCGTCGCTTTCGCCTACGCGCTGGCCTGCCAGGGGTCGATGGCGACGGATTGGGAGACGGGCCGTCTTGCCAAGCCACCGCCGTTCGTCAGCACCGAGGTGATCTACGGCGGCGCTCGCACGGCGGGGATGGGGCGCGAGACGCAGCCGGGTGGCGACGGTGCGACCGGTGCCGGTGCGGCGCGTTGGGTCAGTGGCAAGACGCGGGCCGGTGTTGGCGGCATCCTGTTCCGTCAGGTCTACGGCGAGTTCGACCTGCGCGAATACTCCATTCCTCGATCCCGTGATTGGGGATACCGGGGCGTCCCTGCGGCACTGCTGCCAGAGGCCGCGAAGAACCGTGCCATCGAGGTTGCCCAAGTCAACACGTGGGATGACTTGTGCGCTGCCTTGGAGACGGGCCGGTGCGTCGTCCTGTGCAGCAACGTGGGGTACGGACGGCTCGACAACCGGATGCCGACCCGAGACGAGGACGGCGTCCTAGAGCGTGGGAAGTCGTGGAGTCACGCCCTCTGCGTGGTCGGGGTCAGGCACGCGAAGAACGCCGGGCCGGACACGAAGCGCCCGAGGGACTTGGCCCTCATCGTCAACTCGTGGAGTGGCGAGTGGTGTGCCGGGCCGCTGTGGCGGGATCAGCCGCGAGGTTCGTTCTACGCCGACCGCAAGAACGTCGAAGCGGCCATCGAGCAGGGCGACTCGTTCGCCGTCAGCGGAGTGACGCCGCTCAACGTCTATCGACGCGTCGACAACGGCGAATGGTTTGAACCGCCACCGGGAAAGCTGCCCCCTGTCGAGGCGATTGCCCCCACCTACTCCCTCGCCCCATGAGAGCCATGAAGATCACCACTCCTGCGATGCTGCTGCTCGTTGCCGTGATGTTCTTCGGCTGGTCGCTGTCAGCCGCCAGACAGCCGCAGCCGTTTCCATTCGCCCCCCCTGCCCCGGCGCCCATCGTCGACCGGCCGCTGGTCAGGTTCGTGGCTCGTGCCGCGAAGTCGCTCCTGTGGATCATGGCCTTCGCGGAGGAGAAGCCGGTCATCAAGCAGCAGCGGGCTGTTGACACGGAGGGGACACTGGCGAAGTCGCATCCTGACGAGGCGCAAGGGGCCGACAAGAAGATCGACTGGTCGGAGGGCTGGTGATGGTTGGTTTCGTTCTTGGCATTGCCGTTGGAGCCGCATTGATGGCTGCTGCACTCGGTTTCGTCGCAGCGGCAGTGAGCGCGGCCCACAAACTGCAGGAGCCGGACCAATGAGCCTGTGGCGATCAATCGTCGTTTGGTTTGCGTCGTTCGCGGCAGACCCGGTGACGGTTGCCGAGGAGGACTATCGTTGCCAAGCCGCTGTCGCGGCGGCATACGCCTCCATGGCGACTGACGGCGAGAACGTCCCGCCTTCCCCGCCTCAGCCACCGGCACCCGCGAAGAAGTGCAGTTGCAACGGCACCAAGATCATCAAGCCGGACGGGACGATCCCGCAGCCGTGCTTCTGCGGCGAGAACTGCAAGTGCAAGCCGGGGGGTAATTGATGGCAACCATCGACAGACTGCCCGGTGAACTGAACGCAGCCAAGCAGCGTGGAGACTCGCTTTCCGAGTCGGCCGTGTTCTCCGTCTCGCTCGCTGGATACACGGCGACGAGCGAAATCCTGTCGCTCGTGACGAACGAACGGGTGATCCTCGTCTCCACTGCGGTCACCTCTGCCGGGACCAACGGGGTGCTTTCGTTCTCTCTGACCAAGGCAGACATGGCTTCGATCCCGGCGGGAACCTACCGCTGGCGCACGAAAGTCGGTTCGTCGCCCAACGATGCCACGACCTACCTCGACGGCTGGTTTGAGGTGCGACGATGAGCGTTGAAGTCGTCATCAGTGGCGGGACAGCACCGACCGTGTCTGTGAGCGGGAGTGGCGGTGCGTCCGTCAACGTCCCGTCAGCGAACGGCGTCTTGTCGATCAACGGCCTCTCAGGTGTCGTCTCGCTGGCGATGGTCGGGGGAAGCGTTGCCCAGAGCGGCAACACGATCACCCTCACTGTCGCCCCCGGCGTCTCATCGTGGAACGACCTGACCGACAAGCCAGCGACGTTCCCGCCTTCGACTCACACGCACGTTGCGGCCGACATCACCGACTTCACGACGGCTGTCGTCGCTGCGGCCCCGCCGACCACGAACGCCTCGCTGCTGACCAGCGGCACCTTGGCCGATGCCCGGCTGTCCGCGAATGTCGTCCTGACGACCGACGCCCGGCTCTCTGACGCCAGGACGCCAACGAGCCACGCCCACGGCAACATCACGAACGCAGGTGCCATCGGATCGACAAGCGGACTGCCGGTCATCACGACCACTGGAGGCGTCGTCACCGTCGGATCGTTCGGATCGACGGCGGGGACGTTCTGTTCGGGAAACGACGCCCGACTGAGCGATGCGAGGACGCCGCTGGCTCACAATCAGGCGTGGTCAACGATCACCAGCACCCCGACGACGCTGGCGGGGTACGGGATCACGGACGCCGCCACCTCGACGCACGTTCATGGCAACATCACGAACGCAGGCGCAATCGGCTCCACAAGCGGCCTGCCGATCATCACGACGACGAGCGGAGTGCTGACAGTCGGGGCTTTCGGGACAGCCGCCGGGACGTTTTGCCAAGGCGACGACGCGAGGCTCTCCGACTCCCGCGCACCCACCGGGGTCGCAGGCGGTGACCTCACCGGCACCTACCCGAATCCAACGATTGCAGCCGGTGCCGTCGTCACAGAAGACATCGCAGACGGCGCCGTCACGCTTGCCAAGACCACGGGAATCCAGAAGACCATCACCAGCGGCACTGCCGCCCCGTCCGGCGGGAGTTCCGGCGACATTTACTTGAGGTACTCCCCATGAACCTCGCCGTCCTCGCCGCGAAGATTTGCGAGCCGCAATACGCCGGGCTCTCCGACCAACTCGTGGCCGACGCAATCAACGGGCTCCGCGTCTCCGTGCGTCGCCCGGTGCCGACCTGGGCGATCCGGCAGGCCGCAATCGAGGGCGGCTACTGGGTCTCGCTTCTCGATGCCAGCTTGTCGTCGACCGCTGCCGTCCGTGCCCTTGCGATCTCGGTCCTCGCGTGGATCGACGATCAATCGGGCACGATTCAGACGGTGGATCTCGACCGCCCCTCGGTGGTCGCCATGCGGGCCGCGCTCGTGTCGGCGGGCATCGTGACGCAGCAGCAGGCCGAAGCGCTGTCGGCGTTGGCCGATGCGTCGATCCCGTGGACGGAGTCGGTCGGTCTGCCGGAAGTCGGCGTCGGCTTGGTAATCAACGCTCGGAGGATCGCAAATGGCTGACCTCAAGTTGTCCTATCCAGCCGCGAGCGATCTCACGATCACGCTCGCGTCGCTCGGGAGCGACACGAACCTCCTGACCGGCCGCGAATCGGCAACCATCGACAATTCCACGAATCTCTATCTCGATTACCTCATCAGCGGGAAGATTACCGCTGGCACATCGCCGACCGCTTCGCGGTCCATTGAGGTGTGGGCGGTCGGCTCGTGGGACGGCACGAATTGGCCGGACGTGTTCGACGGCACCGAGTCTGCCGAGACGATCACCTCGGCCGACATCAAGGCCAGCGTGTGCCGGTTCGTGGCCGCGATGGCAACGGCGAGCACGAGCGACCGCACATACCACTTCGGGCCGGTCTCGCTCGCGGCGGCGTTTGGCGGGACGCTGCCGCCGAAGTTTGTTCTGTTCGTGACGCACTCGACCGGCGTGAACCTGAACAGCACCGCCGGGAATCACCAGATCCGTATTCAGCCAGTTTTCCAAACGGTGAACTGATGCGCTTTGAGCATCCATCGCTTCGCCAGGGGCTTGTCGGCGCGTGGTGCCCGTCGCTGGGGTCTGGTGGGATTAAAGTGCCAAACCTGTCGGGAATAAGAGAAGATGGAAGCCTCCAGGTCGCAAGCTACGAAGCATCTGGAAGTGGCGTGTCGCTCGTAAGTTCAGCGTCCA